TCCACCAATCTCTCTTTCAGTTATAGACAACTTGTTCCAAACTTTATCTGGTCTGTTCATAGAAAACCCTCTATAACCTCTTCTTTTAAAATGAAATAGTAATCTAGGTTTGTTGTTCTCAGCGAGTATTGGCATACCATAAAATATGCAAGCCATTAAAACATCTTCGAAAAATATCTCTGCCGTCTGTGGTCTTGCGATATATTCTAAAAAGAAATGATTAGGTGGCACATCTTCCATAGAAAACTTAGTAAGTCCGCTTAATGCTCCGTTAGATCCTTTACCATCTACTGTTCCAGATATATCATAAGGGTCACATCCAAAAGCACCTAAGTGTTCATTTCCTGGATATTTTATACCATTTAAAACTATAATTTTATTTTGCAGATGAACAGGTGGAATCCATGATATTAAAAACCTACCATCTTTGTTTGGATAGAAAACAACCTTAGTATCTTGTATTCCGTTTTCCCATTGAAAACTACCGCGAGTTAATACGTTTGTATTTCTCAAGTCTTCGTTATAATCTATTTGTTCGTATATTCTAGTAAGATTAAATAGAGATTGTTTTGTCTCATCTCTAAAAGCATGTTGCTCTGTTCTTGGAAACTGTCTGTAGTATTCGTTCAAACCGTCTTGATCAGATTTTAAACCATCTACTTCATTCTGCCAATGTTCTATTACGCCATACTCTATTAAGTTACCATCAACTCCTTTTATTGGTTTCGAAGGCGTATCAAAAACTGGAACACCATACATATCTATAAACCCTTCGTATGACCATTCCATTGGTATAAACAAACTATAAAGACCAGAACTAGTCTGACCGTTTCTGTTTCTTTTAGTAACATCGGAATTATAATATAACGTTTTAAAGTTTTCACCACCTTTGTCTAAAGCGTTAGAGGTAGAACCCATCATACATTTACCGATAATTCTACTACCTAATCTTAAAGTAGTTTTAGTTACCCTCCAGTTATTCAATATATTATCTGGTTTTTCCCATTTACCACTTTCGTCATGCACTAGCAGTTTTAACTTTTCACCATCATAACTATTGTCTCCAGTATTTTTCCAGTCAATAGTGGTATCTAAACCATCCATTTCTTCAACCCTTTCGTGAGAGTCTAATTTTCTTCTTGTTAATTTAGACGCTGGTATTCTATAAGCTAACTCTGTCTTTGGTCTATCCATACCATCTTGTATGGGTTTAAAAAAGAAAGGATAGTTTATAGAGATAGGAACTACTTTGTCAGTAAACATCTTTTTAGCATCCGCTCCAGATTTTGATAGTATACCAAACCTAGAGTCACTTGAAATGGTAGCTAAGTTAACCAATTCGGCAGATGACATAAAAGAAAATCCAGAACGTCTATTCTTTAAATAGCACATTCCATAACATCTTGAGTCTGCCTTGCAAGCTTCCCAGAATATGAAGAATAATCTGTTTGATTCCCTGAAATCAGGTGCACCAATATCGATCTTGCTCCATTGTAGATACATATAATGTGTACCTGTTATGTAAGTTGGTTTACCATTATTGTAAAAGAATAAACCTTCTTCTCTATATTTAAACTCGTTATCTATGTAATCATACCATCTGTCCTTAAAAGAATCAGGTTGTTTATTCCAATCAAACGTGCTTTTTATTTTTCCTATTTCTTTAGGGAAATCCATTTGTTCCCAGTATTGTTCTTCTTTTTTAGAAGATCTAGAGTATGCATCTTCAGCTAGTGGTAATGCTATTTTTAAATTCTGGATTTCAATGATCTCACCAATCTTTCCAGTTTTGCTAATAACAACCACGTCATGGTCCTTATTATACCCATATTCCCACTTTTTTAAGCGATTATTCTGTTTTATAACACTAGACTTTATATAGTCCGGCGTTATCTTATATAGAGTTTGCTCGTACATTATTTAGATCTCCCTTCTGCAAACCCTTTAAAAACCTTAGTTTCAGTTTCTTTTTCTCCTTCAACTAACATTTTCTCTTCTTCTTCTATTCTACTTAATATTTCAAAAGCGTCAAATATGGCTAATTTTTTTGTAGCCGCCGCATTTTTTAACTTATCAGCAGATAAATCGTCATCTCCGTTGTTCAATATAGCTTCTTCTGCAACCTTAATTAGTTCAAGAACTGCCACGTGCCCAGCTTGGATTATATTCTGTTTCGTCTCCTTTACGTTCATATTTAATTACAATATCATTAGATTTCATACAGTAGAGTCTTTGATCATCTATAATAAAGTCAAATTCTCCGTCAGGGGTATAACCTACTAGGTCTCCCTCGTTTATTTTAAGCGCTTCTAAAGAACTATTACCATACTTTAGTATACCAATAAGCTTTTGCTCTTTATCTAGTCTTAAATCATCATTATTTTTGAGTGGTTTGATAAAGCATCTATCACCAAAAGTCTTCCAATCTCCTTCATTTTTATATAAGTAAATTTGATCTATATCACAAAAATACATGTCATCCATGAAATAGGATCTGCTGTTCTTTTTATCACCTCTAATGTCATAGAATACTCTAAAAACATTATGGTGTATTACAACTATATCACCTACTTTTATTTTTGTCGAATAAGCTAGCGGCGTAGATACTACAACCGCTAAATTATTCACAGATTTAAAACTTTCTATCTTTGTATTAAGTATAAGTTCTTTTCCTTCTACTTTAATTTTGTTATCGTATCTTTCACCTAACGGTTTTACGATAAAATTAAATACACTTTTCATTAGTATTCTAAATCGTATTCTACAGATATAGCCATGTTAGCGTTAAACTTCTTCCACGGCATAACTTCATCTCCTTTTTTTATATAAATGTTATAAGAAGAATCACTACTGTCTGCTTTTATATAAGCAATTTCGTGACCACCGTATACTTGCTGACCGACTGAATAATGCATTGCTTCATTCTTATAATCAGTTCCTATACTTATCTTTCTAATAACAGCATCCATGATTATGCTTCTGCTTGCTTAACCTCTTCTTTGGCTTCAGTATAAGAACCGTCCTCTAAGTTGATGTTAATAGATCCGTACTGTGCTTGTAACTCAGATTTAAAACCTTCGATGTCTTTATTAACATCTGCTAATTGGTGTAATAATCCGTGTTTCTGTGATTCTAACACTCCTACGTTAACCAAGATCTGATTAAGTTCTCTTTGGTTTTTAACAAGAGTTTCTAATTGTTCAGCTGTAATCTTTTTTGTTTCTGCCATTTTCTTTAATTTCATTTAATTGTTTTTGTTGTTTTATACTTGATTTATTATTTTTTATTCTTCATTGAAGCCTGTGCGTTTTCTGCATAATGTTTTCTAGCGCTAGGTTTTAGTTTTTGATTGCTAGCTTCCTTAATATCGTAAGCGGTTTTCTTACTAACCATTTGCTTAGTAGGTGGTTGAATATTTTTATCAGCAGTCTCTCCAGTTGTCTTTCTAGACTCTAAAAAGTTTAAATTATCAGCTCTTCTACCTTCTGTATAAGATTTCATGTTCTCAAACTTAGATCTTAAATCAACTTCTTGCTTCGTACCTATCTGTGCTCTAGAAATTTCCTTCTTATCACCACCTCTAAGTATAAGCAATTTACCAACTTTATCTAAAGATTTTTCATAACCACCTTTATTTTCAGTGTTTGGTAACTCAGAAGTTTTTGGATTGTATCCAATATGTTCTCCGGTTTTAGGATTGTTTTTAGCTTTTGGATCAACTTGCATAAATGCAGTAGGTAAATCTCTACCTGTTTTTAACATAGGCGATCTGCCTGGGTCTTGTGTATAAGCCATTTTTTTTATTTTTTTATTATTTTTTTCTTTTATATATTATAATACCGTCAGTGTCTCCAGTCATAGTACATTTAAGTGTGTTGCTGTCTAAAAAAGTATACGTACTTTCTACAATCCAATTATTATCAACAAACTCTGTTTTTACTATTATAGATTTTTCTATTATCTTAACAAATATAGTATTCAATGGTTTTCCTGAAGTTTCGCTAATTTCTTGACATTCAACATCTTCATAGTTATTTATCCAAAAAAATAATTGCGTTGACTCTTGATCCGGTTGCCAATAACCTACTATATCTCGTTTTATATCTATAACAGACTGAGCGAAAGATGAAGAACTAAGTAAAACTATTAACAATACAAATAATAATTTTTTCATGATAAGTAACATTAGATTTATATAATATTAATATCACATGTATTATTCACTTTTAACACTTTTTCCTTGCTTGGAATAAGCTTCTTTTTCCCAAGGTAGATTCTTTGCACCTTCTTTCATAGAAGATCTAGGATATTTCTTTCCTTTCCAAAGAACATCAAAATCAGTATAATCTAGATCTCCTCTTTTCATTTGATCTAAATGAACCATCTCATGTTCTATTGTTTTGCTTTTCTTTAATTCTAATGGAGAAATGTTTTTGTTTATTAGTATAGATCCATTATTCTGAGCCATACCTAAAATATTGTCGTCCATATCGACACTATAAATTGGGGTGTTGCTACTAATATAAGGCGCTCCCTTCATTACAAATGCCATATTAGCATTTTTTCATTTTAGCAGGAGATTTCCCTTTTATCATTTCTTTTTTCTGCACTGACTTAGACTCTTTCTTTTCGTGTTTAGCCATCGCTGCTTTAGAAGCATATTTTTCTCCAGTTGCTTTTTCTACTATTTTCTTTTTAATTGCCATGATGTTTTATTTTTTTATTTTTATCCAATTCTAGTTTTGTCCCAACCTAATATGCTCTTTCTCCAATCATTACTAGACACGTCTACAGTTGTAGCGGCTTGTTTTTTAACTCCTTTTTTACTATCAACGACAATGTCAGATGTTAAAGTAGGTTTCTTAGCTTCTTTATACTTTTTTATTTCTTCATTAGTACTCTTCAATCTAGTCTCTACCCTTTCGCCTCTATCTTTCATTCTCTCGGCTTTGTTAACATTACCGGATTTTATAGCTTCTTGTTTCTTAGACTCTGTCTTAACCGCTCTTCTTTCTAGACGAGCAGATTTCTTTTCATTATCTTTATTCTTGTCTTCAGAAGTTCTAGACGCTAAAGAAGAACCTATAGTTTTACCTACACCAACAATAGCGCTAGCAGCACCACCATCACTGTATACTGTATCTGGATTAAAACCACCAGATTCATATGCTCCTCCTTCTCCACCTTGATCTACCATACTTCTTTGTAGCATGAATGGAGAACTACTATTTTTTCTAACTAATCCTAAAGACATATTATTAGAATTTAGGTTTAGCTCTTTGAGTAATTGGTTCTCCGTTGTATTTTGGTTTGATATTATTTAGTATAATACCATCTTTACCACTACTAGAACCAATACCTTTAGGTAGTCCAGCAGTATCTAATGGACCATCCCACAAAACATTTGCTCCTAATCCTGACAAAGCAGCTTCTTTATCGTGTTTAACTGTTGAAAGTTTTTTTAACTCTAGATTCATTTTTATTGAGTGTTTAATTCGTAATTAGGCGTAATGTTTGTTTGAACACCTGTTGGAGGTGGTACTGGAGCAGAAGCACTTTGATCCGCTGTTGGATCTATAGTTCTACCAGTCATTGGATCTACTGTCATCTGAGATTCCGCTTGCTGAATGTTTCTATTGAAAGTTCCAGGCATAGTCTGACCAAATACACTACCTATCGTGTTTTGATTTGTAAAAGCACTTGGACTTATTTGGTTGTAATCCATCTTTGTTATTTATTAATATTGTTATTATTCCTTGTTTTATCTTTATTAGTATTTTCTATTGCAGTTATCATTACTGTATCTGAATAAGTCTTACCACTCATGATAGAGTTTCTATGACTAGTAGGTATATCTTCTATCCCAAGCATAATTCGGTACATTCTACTTATTAGTTGTTTGCACTTGAAAGAAACTTTATATATGTTATATTTTTGAGTGGTATGGTTTCGTTCTCTCCAAACCGTTATCCAACCCTCTTTCAACAAATCGTTCCAGCGCCTATTGTTCCAACTATATGAGTAAGTACCTATTTTAAAATCTTGCTTAGTAAAGAACTCCATACAATCAAAGTGTATAAGTAATTCTAAATCTGCATCAGTTAGGTTATTATTTTTACAAGCCCACTTTCTAATAATTCTGTAATGCTTTAATAAACCAATATCTTTTATGTCTGATGGTTCTAAACGACTCATAACACAACTACAACATCTCCTAATTTTATAATATGATAAGTTTCCTTTTCATATTCAATCTTATGACCAGCATGTCTATCAAAGAAAATAGTATCACCTTCTTTAACACCTACTACTTCATCTCCTATCTTGAAAACTTTTGCTTCGACATATCTTATATCCTCTCGCTGTTTTTCTGCCAATAGAAGTCCTCCTTTTGTCTCCTTAACACCTTCTTTAATCTTCTGTATGATTAGATTTTTTCCTACTGCTTTCATTATGCTCTTAAGTTATTAATTACACAATCAGTTGAAAGAATCGTTGTAGCTACAGAGGCAGCGTTTCTCAAAGCACTTTTAGTCACCAATAAAGGATCAATAATACCTGCTTTAATCATACCTACTGTTTTACCTGTTATTACATTTAAACCATAACCAGGTTTTCTTATGATAATATCTTCGGGAGTAGCTTCTATACCGGCGTTTTCTAATATCTTATTAAATGGCGCTCTAATAGAGTTTAATAATATCTCTTCTCCTAAACTGTTAGGCATTATATTGTAAGAAGCATCTAGCAAAGCTATTCCACCACCTGGAACTATACCTTCTTTAATAGCGGCTTTAGTTGCACATATAGCGTCTTCTATTCTATCTGCTTTTTCTTTTAGTTCTATTTCTGAATTAGCACCAACTTTTACTACAGCGATTTTAGCTGTAAGTCTTGCTAATCTTTTTTCTAACTTTATAACAACATGACTAGGATTATCTCCTGACAGTTGTCCTTTAATATCATCTATTATTTCTAATACATCCTCTGGAGTTTCTCCAACGTGTAAAATAGTTTCTTCGTGGTTTGTTATACTTTTAATACATGTACCTAAATGTTCTGGCTGTATCAAATCTAAATCATCACCTAAATCTTCATTGATTAACGTAGCTCCTGTTAACAAAGCTAAATCATCAAATATCTCTTTTCTGTTTATACCAAAAGTAGGTGCATCTATTACGTTCACCTTTATATTACCTTTTGACTTATTCATTGCTAGTGTAGATAATACCACTTGATCCAAATCAGCGATAATCAGCAAAGACTTGTTATTCTTTATGACATATTCTAATACTGATTGTATTTGTCTTATACTGTCTACTGGAGATTCAACTAGTAATACCAAAGGATTCTCTAGTTCAGAAGTTTTGTTCT